CCTTGAAATTTCAAATTTGTGAGGTCAAGGTTCGCGATAGTAGCATTTGTAGCGTTAAGCTGCTGAATTGTAGCCGCATTTGCTGCTAGTGTGTGTACATTAGCCAATTCTACGTTCATTTCGTCAACAAATGCCTTAGTAGCGTACAAAGTGTCTAACTTAGCAGACGTTACAGAACCATCGGCGATATTTCCAGTTTTAATTTGGTCGCCAAGGTTTGAAGCATAAATTCTTCCATTAAACGTAGCAGAACTTGGTGTCCAAGAAAGTAAACTCAATTTACCATATCCATTAGACGCAATATAGTCACCACTAGCTGTATTATACAGTCTATCAGTTCCTATTTGCCATCCACCAATAGAACCACTTGTGGCAGTTATTTGGCCATTAATCACGAGGTTTCCATTCGTGTCAACATAGAACTGATTGGCCCAGTTAGAACTCGTATTCGGCCTTGTCTGTATGCTGATTCCATCAGTTGGATTCAACTTAATTTGACTTTTACCGTTGTCTGATACAATAGTAAAAGAAGCATTATTGAGCACAGCTCCATTGGAATCCAATATGAAGTTGTTGTTATCGTTGGTTATTTGTAATTGATTACCAGCGATAAGTTTTCCCACAATTGCGTCCGCCACAAGGCCGAAGACGTTCTGTCCATTAAGGTTTATTTGCCCCAAAGCAAGCCCTGCTGTTTGCCAGTTGTTGCTTGTAAACGCAAGAGTATTGGATGTAAGCCACACTTGGTTAGGGCTATAATCTCCATTATCTGTCTGGTTTCTTCCGCGCAACCCATTCTGGTTAATAACAATTTCTTGGTTTGTGGCATTAATAACGTTGTTCTTTGAAGTATCAAGAGCAGAATTGATAAACTCTGAAACAGTATTATTCATTCCACTGTTTACATATTCGCCCCATTTACCAGCATCAAACTTGACGCTAGAACCTGCTTTAATAGCATCACCGAACAAATCTCTAAACGTATACGCGCCAGAATCCAGTCTATAACGATTACCAAACACTAATGAAAAGTTTGTTGGGTCGTCAAGTTGAACATTAAGTTCAAGCAAAACTGGCGTTATACGCTGTCCTTCGTCTTTTTCAATATTGACAATACACCCAAGTTCAAGTTGTGAACTAAATTTTTGAAACTCCTTTAAGAATAAAAAGTTTACACTGTCAACTGTAAACTCAAAACGCGGCTGTGCTACTCTTGAAAGTACATATTGTCCTTGTGTATACAAAGACATAGCTACGTCTTGAATTTCACTATTATCCATTTCAGTCGTTGTAATGAAACTCTCATTTTGATATGTATTTTCAATGGTGTATGTTTTGAGTTCATTGTATTGCGCTTCTGTGAAATTATTTGCGAAAGACAAAGAGTCATTAATCTGTTTTAAAGAGTTGTTTATGGTTTCAAGTTCGCCATTTATACCAGTAATCTTGTTCTCTTGGGCTGTTACAGCCGCATTAGCCGCGTTCAGCTCATTAACTTTAGCAGTATATTCAGGTGTATTCTTGAGGTCGCCCTCAATCATAACCTTTACAACACCCTCAATTGTGTCTCGCTCTGTTTTTAAGTCCGCTAAATCAGATTTTGCCGTTACTAACTCATTGTTTTTATCTTTATATTGAGTCAATAGGGTGGCATATTGTGGTTGCTTCGCCGTTATAGCTGCTTCCCATGCTTTGATAGCGTCTATTAAATCTTGATTCATCCACTCAGTCGTAGCAAAATAACTATAATCATATATTGTGTTGCTACCAAGTGGGTTCACCGCTGATATACCAAGATTATTGCCACCATACACACTCAAAGCAGTAACAATTTCGTCTGATTTTTCAGATATGTCAATATTTTGAATAAGGTTGTTATAGCTTAATATAATATCAGTGTTCTTTATCAGATTCTGTAATGTGTATGCGGATACTGTTCTGGTAAAAGAATCAAACAAGAACACACACTCATATGAATTTTCGACGTCATTCATCAAAAATTCATATACCGTACTATCTGGAATCTCAAATGTACGATATAGATTCCACAAATCAGCATCAATTTGTCCGATTGTCCAGTTAGACGTTGAAAGAATCTTGCCCATCAAGGTATTTTCAACGTTGAATGGGTCATAGAATTTATAAGTTCCATCAAATAGATTTAACTTTTTAAACGCAAGTTCTGTTTCCAAAGAATATGCTGTTACAGTTTTCTGTTTAACGATACCATCGTCAGTTTCATTTACTTCTGTGATTAAGAAGTATCCAATATCATCAATCAGGATTAGTTTTTTGCTTAGAACTCTGTCATAATATGGAAACACTTCTCCATCAATCAAATATGGAATTGTTATATGGAACTCCGACATTTCGTTGAATCTAAGCGAGAGTTCATGTGTGTGACTTTGGTTCAAAAAACAGATTTGTTCTTTATTTGGATTACACAGCCTTATCACATAATTCTCGTGTTCTCCAAAATAATTGAATTTTTGTAACATGATATCCTCCTTTCTGGTTATTATCCGCTTACTTTCCTTGCGTTCTGATAGTCTATTGTTATATCGTCTACACTTCCGATAACTTGTAGCTTATTGAGGCCGGGAACCAGTCTTGGAAGTATACCAGTCATATTCCCAACCCTCAATAGTCCTGTACTAGATGTAATCAAATACCTACTACTATCTATTGTAAGCGTTTCTTTGGGAGAGAGTCCCGTAAAAGTACATCCTTTGTTATCGTCAGTTTGATTAAGTAGCTGAAATTCATCTTCAGAACTAGATAATGTTACTGTGAATGTAGGTAACATATAATAATTATCGTCTGATATATTATTGAATGTAAAAGTACCTTCAACATCAAACGGGCCATAGGTGGCCGACTTTGGATATTCCCAAGCCCATGGAGCATCACATGTAACATCGCATTTAAAAGTATAAGCAAAGTTTCCCACAGTTGTAATTGTGGGGTTATTCAATATACAATTGAAATATACAGATTCCATGTCGCATTGCATTATTTGTAACTTTTTATATGAGTTATGTCCAAACAACCATTTTTGTATAGATTGTTGCTGCAATGCGTCAACGGGTGTTAAACTAGCAAAACTTAGGCTGAATGTTAGAACGGGCGTCTGTTGTACACCAAAGAAATAGGGTTTTGCTCTCCTGTATATTTCTTGCGTGTATGGCTCAACAGAGTTAGAGCCGGTATTTTGTAACACACCGGCTCCTCCCTCACTAATCAAAAACAGGCCGTAAGTTTCACTTGGGATTCCGTCAAAAACAAATGACCTAGCCCAAAATGACATTAACCCACCACCTTAGATTGGAACAACACTTGTGTTCCTCTTGTATCCTCCTCTAAACATCGTCTGGTTAATTTGCTTGACAACATCTTTAGTAATATCCTCAATTCTTGGAACAACAGAAGAATCAAGATTTCCCTGTACTTCAATGTTGAGAAGATTTCCAAAAGACATTGAGCCAAGACTACTCGCACCAGTCGATACAATATCTGGAAGAATTTTATTCATAAATCTATTTTGCTGTTCTTTTGTTATGAACGCCTCGCCTTTGAGTGCCTTTATAAATTCCTCATTACCTTTAAGTCCACCAACGAATCCGGCGTCTAAGCCAGTGTGATAAGGTTTAACACCATACACCAGATTCTTCTTTGTAATACCCTCAAATTTTTGCCAGTAATAGTTTTTAGGGTCGGGAATATAGCCCCACACCCTTTGCGCTTCTTCAAGACTTAACGCGCCGCTAATAGGTTTCGTTGTGCCAGTTTTATAAATATAATATTTAGGAGTTCTATCAACGACTGGACTGTTTGCCGGACGCATAGCGGCCATACCAACGCCAGAATTTCCAGAGCTAGGGCTAGATGGTGTATAGCTACTGCCACCACCCAAAGAAGCGGCTCTACTTGCTGATTCATACGCTCTGTCACAAGCCTCTTTATACTCGTTGACTTTCCCTATCGCACCGTTCCATGCATCAATTACGGTCTGGTCCAAACTATCCGACGTTTAATTAAATATATTTAAAAGTATAAGTATTTTCGGTTTTTATCCCGCCACAACATTTAACTTTCCCATTACAACACTTTGATATTGTGCTATTATCAATTGACAACTGCCTACCAGCCTCTGTGGCTGAATCGTATATTGTATCTGTTTCAAAACAATATACTCTCTTTCTGTTGTATCCGCCAATACTATCTAGTTTCTCTTTAGCACTAGACAGTCTCTGACTTATTTCTTCGTTAGTCATATTGATATAGTCACTATATCTAACAATTACATAGGCATCATTGTTCACTTTTACAAAATTGGTGTTATTTGAAATATGTTTAGCAATAGATGACTCTCTTATACCGTAATAATTAGCGGCCTCTGTATAGCTATCAAATACCATACTATCGTTAAGACATATTGCTTTAATTTTATTTGGATTAATTATTTCGCCAGTTGAATATTTTTCCTTCAATATATCACTAATCTTATCTCTGACATATTGTGGTCTTTTAACGCCAAGCCCAATAGGGCTATGTGTTTTAAAATATTCTTTCTGCCTCTCTGACACAGCTTTTCTATATTCATCAGTGATATAAGTTGTGTCAGGATGATATCCTCTTGACGAAAATCCTCCGGGCATAATATTATACCCTTTTGATTTATTAGTTGATGAAAAATATTTTATCCAATATTCTTCTCTTTCATCCAAATTAGAATTGTCGCATTCTTCTAAAATAACTATTTCAAATAATGACTCACCATATAAATTAAATGCTTTTTGTAAATGTTGGTTAGAATGTTGGTTAGTTCTCAATTCTGTTAAATGTTCCGCTCTTCTTTTATTGAATCGTGCGGTTTGTCCGATATACTTTTTATTATTTATAATGTTCGTTATACTATATATACATCCCATTATTAAATATTGCTCCTAAATATATTAATTAAACATGTTTACAAACAATCGCTACTTTGTTTGCGGGTATATAAATACCCCTCATGCTTTCACATGAGAGCAGACTAATTCACCACCCACATAATATGTGGGGTCACACATTTCTTCCGCCAATAGCTTGCGGCTTTACTCGCATACCTGCGATAGTCGTTGAGGGCATGTCTATTCGACATTTCCCAGCATGAACTCCCATTTTTAACTGACGTTTAGGATTTAACCTTGCGTCAATACTCACGTTTTTTCTACTTTCGTACCATTACCCCTGTAACTATTCGCTACTTGGCATTGGTGTGAGTCTTTAGGGTTTACCTGCTTATATGTGTGATTTTTCAACGCACATTACTGTACGAGGGGAGATAGGTTTCTCCGTAAGCTCTATTATACTGAATAAGGTCATTGAACAACGCTTCGCTACGTTCATTGATAAGACGAATTGCTTCCGCTGTGATTTCGCCAGTCTTATCGAGGTATCTATCAATTTCGTCAATTTGCCCGTTGATATATTCCTCAAAACGTTCTTCTTCTCTATCAAGAGCGTCTTTTTGCTGGTCGATAGAGTAATCGTGCTGGTAATCCTCTAAATCACGTTTAGCTTCGGCCAGTTCTTCTTCAAGTTCAAGGCGCTTCTTTGTTCCCTCAGCGCTTGTGTCGAATTGAAGTTCTGCTATTTGAGCCTCAAGAGAAGAAATATTCTTATTTTGGTCCTCGACTTCGCGTTTATGGTTGTATTCGTCGTCTTGTAAATCAAGCAAATCTTTCTGGGCATCAATAACCTTTTTATAACCATCAAGCTGCTCTTTAAGAGCTTCTTTTTCTAGCTCTTTTTTCTTTTTGAGCATTTTGATTGTCATTTGCAATAAGTCATTATATGCTTTTTCGGCTTCGCTTTGTTGCTTAGATGCAGAACCACCAGATTTTGCTGCGTCTTTAGCAGCAGAACTTATTTGTTTATATCCGTCAAGCCTTAATTTTATTGATTCATCATATACGTTATTAAGTCCCTGAATAGCATTGTTATAAGAGTTTACAACATTCTTCAAAGCATTAAGTTCTGAGGTGGGCAGAAGTGAACCACCATCTGGTTTCAATGCCCCATTAGCAGCCTTAATAACGTTGTCCATCGTCAATGCCTGTGATTTATAGAACTGTGCCCACATTGACGAAATTCTCTGAAGTAAATCAGTTTCTATCTTTTCTTTTGACTGAGCATATGTGCCATGATTGCCAATATCAATACCGTAATCAGCGGCAAATTGTTGCATTAAAGCCGAATCCATTGTAGACAACAAACTATAATAGTTTTGTTGCATTTTCAATTTGTTTATGATATTAGCATAGGCATTTGCTTCGTCATCCTGATAGGCCAACTGTAATTCCGACAACACATCTTCTGTTGAAGCAAGCCCAAGAAGATAGTTTGTTACAGCTTCATTAAGCGTAGGATATCTTGAAACAAGTTCATCTAGGGTTTCAATTGAAATAACTCCAGTGTTTGCTACTTCTTCATTGACAGATATAAGGTTATCATATGCGGATTGTAAGCCAGAAACCTCCGATGTAATTCTGATTAAGTCATCTCCGGTTTCACCAAGCTCATTGGCAACATTACCCATTGCTTCTGACAGAGCTTCTGCTGTGATTCCAGCTTTCTCCATCATTTCAGCGAGTTGTTTATCAGTGTCAGTTAGTTCTAGCCCGTAAGTGTTCGCTTCAGATATACGCTTGATGTGTTCAAGAAATACTTGACTTAACTCTTGTTGTCTCTCTTGTAATGCCTCGTATTCTTCAAGAGACTTGCCATTTGAGTTATTAAGTTGGTCTGTGACTTCCTTATATTCCTCAATATTGCCAGTAAGTTCCTCAATAGCTACGTTGTATTCAACAACCGGAGCTTTGTTTGGAATTGGCAGGCCCAATTCGTTGACAGGGTTTTGAGATGACATAAATGCCGCCTCTTTGGCTCTCGCCCAGAACCCTTCGCCGCCACGCTCAACATCTTTTGCCGCAGAATTATAGACGTTCTGTCTATCACGCTTTTCACGCGCTTCAAGAATACCTTCTTCAGCCTTTAATACTTCTAAATACTCTTTTTCAGCTTCTGTAAGTTGCTCAACTTCGGCTTTTTGCTCAAGAGCATTTCGTTTATCACTTACTTCTTGAAGCTTAGACTGTGTTTCAGCAAGTATATCTTCGTATTCTTCTGTTGTCGTTATTAAAGCGTCAAACGCAGCAACAATAGCTGTAATCCCAGCCAATACAACTGCCACTTTGACAAACGGAGAAGCCCAAAGGGCTGCACCAGCTATATTTATAGCATCTTTACCTGCTAATACTCCGTCTTTAAACGCCGAAAATGTTGAAGTTAATACTTTTATGGTTTTATTTCCGCTACCAGCAATTTCAGAAAAAACTTTTAAAGCGCCCGACACTTTTTCAGTGTCTTTAGCTATATTTATGGCACTTTTAAGTTTTAAGAAAATAGCAACAGTAGCCAAAACAGCCGAATTGACTCCTCCAAGCTTATCTATAAGCCAAGATATTCCCTCTACAAGCCGTGTTATTGCTTTAATAACGAGGTTGATTACGTTTACAATTTCTTCGCTATACAACAAGTCCTCAACAGCGGCTTTTAGCTTGTTCAGGTTCGCTTCGATGCTTTCGAGATAAATCGACATCTTGTCCATAGCCATGCCTTCGGAATTCAAAGCCGTAGTTGACAATGTAACCGCTCTATCCCAGTTTTCCATCAACGTCAAGAATGTCTCACGCTGGCGCGTACCGGCGACACTTGTAGCAACCCAGTTTTGTTCTACGTTGTCAAGTTTCGTCCACTTATTAGCGAGTTCACTAATAACATCATACATATTACGGAACTCGCCACTAGAATCTCTAAGCTTTATATTAAGCCCGTTAAATACTTGTTCAACGTCGTTAAGAGGCTCGCCTAAGTCGTCTGTCATTTTACCAGCAGCAACGTTGGTAAGACGAGAAAAAATTGTTTTGAAGCTGTTACCGACAACACTAGCGCTACGCCTTGAAGCCTCAGAAACAGCGCCAACCATGCCAAGAAGTTGTTCAAACCCAACACCATTAACACGAGCCATGTTAGCGGTACTTTGGAGGGCAACAGCAAGTTCTTCAACGGAAGTAGCTGCAGCCAAGTCAACCGCCGACATAGCGTCAACAACATGCATTGCTTCATTTGCTTCTTTTTTGTACCCGTTAAGTGTAGAAGTAAGAAGCTCTGTCGCCTGTGAAGATTCGATAGCGCCAACTTTTGACAGAATCATTGAAGATTCAAGAAGCTGGTTTGTTTCGGCTACGCTCTTGCCTTGCCTCAGCCATTCCGTCGCTCCGTTAGCGATTTCCGTAGTGGTTGCGCCTAGCTCTTTTGCCATTTGACTATATTGATGTGCTAATTCAGCCGTTTGTTCAGCGCTTTCGCCAGTAACCATCTGAACATCAGTCATGGCCGTGTTCAATTCAATCACGGCATTAATAGATTGACGAATAGCTGTGGTCATGGCGTTCATAGCATTATTAACCAAACCATAACTCATAAAGTTATTAAAATAACCTTTAAAGCTGGATTTAAGTTTATCAACAAGCGTTAATTGCTCTTGGCCTTTGGTATTTGATTCAGCAATGGCTGTTTTTACACGCTGTTCCGCCAATGCTCTATTATTAGTTGCCTCTGTGAGAGCGTCTGTGCCAGTCATTCCTTTTTCGAGCAAGTCGAGCTTTGTTGTGAGCATTAATATTTCTTGTTTAAGCTCATTCACATAGCTTTCAACGGCCTGATTGGACTTTTGTGTGCTTGATTCAACAGATTTTTCTGCGTCGGCTAATTCAATCTTACGCTTTGTAATCTGTTTTAATACTCTTGAATATTCTTCTAAATCTTTAATACCCTGTTTTTCAGAAGCGACAGAACCTGCGGCCTTTGCTGTTGTAGATGATTCTTGAAGCCCAGAGGCCGCTTTCTTTTTAAGCTCATCAGTAGCGTTCGCCGCATTTGTAATTTCTGTTACTTGCTGTTTCCACAAGTTTACCTGCTCTTGAAGTGCGGTAATTGTTTCGCTACTGCTATGATAAGCCTGTGCTTTTTCAAGTTTTGTCTCAGCGACAGTTAAGTTTGACAATGCAACTTCAAGGTCGTTAAACGCTTTCTTTTGCTCAATAGCGCCCTGTTCTGTTTTGGCATTATCTAATTTATCAGAAAGACGTTGTATTGTTCTGTCGTCTGTGACATTTACACCAAAAGAAGATAAGGAGCTTTCAGCCTTTTTAATTTCTTCTTCAATAGAATTTAAAGACGCTTCCCAATACTTCTTATATGTGTCAGCACCTGTCTTAGTGGCGTTATTTATATTAGTCTGCGTCTCAATGGCTGTCCTGTAAAGACTCTTTAGCTTTTTCTCAAGAGTGTCCATAGATTCTATATAGTCTATTGACACGGTTGGCTTAGACCACTGATTAGCAGAGGACTCTTTCTGCGTAACACTATATTTTACGCCATTCTGCGTAAAACCGGAAGTGAGAGTCTTTAATTTAGTAGCTTCGTCTATGGTTACTTTTAAGTTTCTTTGGAACTCCTTTAGAACACTATTATCAATTTGCGGAACAATTTTTAAATCAGAACTTTTGAATATTGTTTTGATTCTTTGTATATCCTTTTTAGCGCCGCTCTCGTCAATTCGAGAACCGAAAAGAATATCAATTCTTTTTGCCATTAACTCTCACCACCTTTACCTGTTTAATCTAACTGATATTGTATTTTCAATAGTATCAAAGTCTGGTACTTCTCTGTCGATTCCATCCAATGCCGCTTCTACTTCGTCAATTGTAGTTTGAATCATTCCAACGGGTTCGCGTTCATAAAGAAGTCGGCCATTAACATATGTATGAAAACCCGTTTCTTCAAATCCCTCAATAAGTTCTTCAATAAACTTTTCGCCTGACCAAGTAGCATGTTTACCCCACATGCCACCGGACGGAGGATACGCCGTAATCTTATCTAAATCAAAACCAACTTCTGCTTCAAAACCATCAATGGTTTTTTTTGTGGACGTTCCTCCGTTAAAACCGGGGCCAACAACAGAATTTAACAATTCCATTGTCCTGTCATAAACTTTTGGAGTGAAATCTCTATATATCAGTTCTGCGGTGTTCTTTTTTAGTCTTTTAGCTGTATCTTTGGCAATTGCTGTGGTAAAACCTTTGGCTCCTTTTTCGAGATAAGCCATAAGTTTATCTTCGTCGTCTATAAAGGTTTTGCCACCAGTAGATATATATTTAGCCAAAAGAACACCCCTTTCTAACTCTTTTTACTTCTTCCCATCTTCCGCACTAAGTCTCTTTGCTTTGCGAATCAATGCTTCTGCTTTTTCTTTTTCGATAGCTTCATTCATAATTGGGTCGTTGAAAGCGAGGAGTTTAGTAAGTCCCTCAACAATACTTTTATCCCCAACAACCTCTTTGAGTTCATTGATGGCGCTCTTAATCTCGTCGCCGTTGGCACTTCTAAGAATCTGTGTAACAACAGTCATATCATTAATGCCCATTGCCGATTTGATAAATTCGCTCATCTTTGTACAATCCCAATCGCATTTTTTACGAATAAAATCAAATACGCCACAGCTCATTAGCGTGTCATAGTTGTCAAATGTTTTATCATCATCTTCAACTTCTATGTTCGTATACTCAAACAATACTTCAAATTTCCACTTAATCTCATACTCTGTTTCCAAAAGTATAGGGTCAAGAAGCGAAGCATCAAGCATGCTTACGCCAAACATATATTTACGACAAATCGTGCCCTTTTCAAGAATAGGAATATATGTGCGTACTTTTATCTTTTTGCCAAAATCCTTTCCGGTTTTTACATCCTCAAGAATCTCTTTGAGCTTAATATTTTTGTCCATAAAATTCACCTTTTATACCTCAACGGCTCGTTTGAGCTTTTCTAGCCCTTTCCATTTTTTGTCTTTGGCGGTCATATCATTATAAATATTAAACATATCCGAAGAACTCCAACCGAATATTTCAACAACTAGCTCTTGTTCAAGCCCTATCTTTGCTAAATATGTACAAAGATAGTGCCTGAAAGCGTGTGCGTATAAATCGACTGGACTATGTGATGTGTTGCTCGGCTCTTCCTCCGTCAAATACTTTTCCCAGTTCCTAATCCAAACCCTCGCGGTATCAGGAGTGGCTGGACTACCATCCCTTTTAATGAATAAATGATTATGAGAAACACCAAGTTCTTTCATAATCTTTTCACGTTCCTCAAGCCATTTTACATAATATGGTTCAAATGGTGCCTTGAGTATATATTTATATAATCCCTTACCGAGTTTTCCCCTGCCCTTAGTTTTTATTTCTTCGGATGTTTCAATAAACAAATCTTCATATGCCAAATTATTCAAATCAATTAAATCGGTTGTAAATCTAAATAATTCACTTATTCTAGCACCTGAGAAACAAGCAAGAGCAAGCAAACATGCTTGTTGAGGATTCTTCTTAGATAAATAATCTAACAGATTCTGAATCTGAACATCGGTAAGAATTGTTTTCTTTCTTACATTTGCCTTCGGTTGCTTTTCTATTTTTCTTACCTGATTTCTAAAATCAGGATAATCGTCGTCCAATACATTTTCAATAAATGTACTTAGACTGTTGAGTGAACTCCAAACGTTAGCATATCTATTTGGACTCCACTTCAATTCCGAAGAACCATAGTCAAAGAAATCCATCATTTCAGATTTTCTAATATCTGTGAAGAATTTGTTGTCGTTGTTCAGAAGATTCCAGCAAAAGAATATATTAAAGTTTGACTGATATACTTTTACTGACGCCTCTGACCTTTTCGTGGCAAAGTTTCTCAAGAATCTTTCTACAAGCCGTTTGTTTTTATCATTTATCTGTGAGATAAGGTCGTCGTTTGTAATAACCTTTTTAAATGTCTTTCTGGCCATGGTTTCACCACCTTTTCCTTTTATTTCCGTAAAAATAAGGGAACACGTTAGACGTGTCCCCTTATTACCATTAAAATCTTGTTGGTAATGCCAAAAGTTCTTCTACTTCTTCTTTCGCATAGCTGTTGCCGCCCATTGCGACGTAAAGCTCCCACGCTTTGGCCACGTCACTCTTTGCTCTGGCTGTGATATACCCAAGTGGCATAAATTTATGATATATGTTATCTATTTGCGCTCTAAGGAAGAATATGTCTCTTTTAGCAGCTTTCTCTGTGTATTCTTTGTACCGTTGTATATGAGCATCAAGAGACTTACTTATATTCTCCATTGCCTTTTCTCTGTCGTGGCTTTTCTCTATTTCAACTTCTAGAGATTTATTTACCTTGTCAATCTCAAGATTTTTCTTCAACCATTTAACTAGGAAATTTCTTGACTTTGGAATTATAAGAGCAAAAAACGCCATTAAACCAGTCAAGTAACCAGCAATTTGAGAAAACTCTTTCAAAATATCTATCACCGGAACCACCCCCTATATTGTTGATAAAACATAACGATTATTACGTTACTTCAGATGTACCAACAATAGCGGTTCCAATGCTTGGAGAAACATATCCAACAACCGCCGAGCCAACGATAGCGCGTCCAACAACTGCATCGTCTCCCGGCCCATTTCCACCACCTGATTCGGTGTTGAGATTATTAAATCCTCGAATAATGTTATAATAAATTACACGGAAACCATATTGAGGTAACATAATATCACCCCATTAATATGAAATAGTAATATTATATGCTACTGCTGTATCAAACACTACCGAGAAAACTCCACGAGCATCAAAAGTAAGGCCAATATCTGGCTCTACCAGCACAGGATTTCGCCCATTAATACTAACCTTTGCTGCTGCTTTAACCTGAATAGCCATTGTGCCAACCGAAATTGGCGCACCCAAATCCTTGTTAATGTCATTCGCCCTAATCTCGGCTACCATTGCCGGGATGATATTTTCATTAGGAGTTGCTGTAATATCGAAATAACCATATCCAGCAGGTGTTCCCGCCACAGTAATAAACATCTAATCCCTCCTTATTTAACCCTTACAATTTTGCTATTGTCAAAAGCGTCGCCTATATATTCAATTTCTACCGTACCAGTATAAATTCCTTTTATAAAAACAGAACAGATAGCGCCATTGCTTTCATATGACACAGAAGTTAAGTTTTTAGAGGGCTTTGAGTAATTTACCTTAGCAATAATTTTCTTAGTTTTTGGAGTTGCTTTTCTAGGCTTCTCGACTACCTCAACATCCTCCAAAACAACCTTATCTTTGTCCATTCTTATCACCATCTTTCTGACTATTTTCAAATTCATTTTTTGTACGACAACCGTACTTATTGTAATTATCACTCATAATTGGTTTCTTGAGTGTTGGACAATATCTCCACAATCCACAAGTTTTGTTGTCCAATGTACAAACTAAGTTCTTATGTAAAAAATCAGATTTATCTACCGCATATGGGCACATGTTAATCACCCTTATGTAAAAATATGGGACTACTCAATATGAGTAGTCCCATAAACAATTAAACCGTTGGAGTAGTTGTAACAGTGATAGTAATTTCACTCGCATCAGACAAGGTGGCCTTACCACCAGTGATAGCGCCAGACTCGTCCTTATAAAGCTCAATTGCTGTTACAGAGGCACCAGTCGCACCAGTAGCACCTGTTGCACCCGGTTCACCCTTGGTACCAGCAGCACCCGGTTCACCCTTTAAATTGCTAAACGCAAAAGCAAACACCTTTGCTGTATCGTCACCTGTTGCTGTAATTTCAACAGCAGGCGTACCAACATTAGCATCTACCGTAGCGGTAGGCGTACCAAAACCAGCCGCCGCACCAGTAGGGCCTGCTGGGCCTTCTGGCCCAACTTGCTCGTTTTGTACACCAGTTTCAAGATGATTTAAAAGTTCGGCGGTAATGACATCACCGTTTTTCCAAACAGTAGGTGTATATGCCATAATTATCAGCTCCTAACTATCAATTAGCCACCAGCAACAGTCACATTGGCAACTGCTTCAATACCGGCCTTATTCTTGATAGCAACTGTAATTGTGGTATTGCCAGCAGCCTTACCCGTAACAACACCTTCAGCAGTAACCGAAGCAGTAGCATTGGCGGCAGAAGTAAACGTTAAATCCTCATAAGGCGGTTTAAACGCGGCACCAGCAACAGGCAGAGCGTATACGCTAAGTGTCTGTGTTCCAGATGGGGCTGTAAGCTCAACATCACTGTCCTCAATTGCCAGAGCGAACACGTTGTCATACCAAGAAGCACCCGCGATTTGCTCTGTAATAATAGCATAGTATCCACCCTCAGAGCAATCCGCCGACGGATTATCAAGAGCAGAACCAGCAATCGGAGAGTTGGCAACACCAGTCGCTGACATAGAGATTTCCATAGAGCCATTAAACTGGAAGCGAGGAACAAGAATCTGAACATTGCCCACCTTAGAAGAACTGTTTACATCATTCTTGTCACGTCCGCCACCACGATACAGACTTGCTTTCATAACAAGCGTAACTTCGCTCGGAATAAAAGACGAAGAAATCGTAATCTGACGAGCTGCATTGTCAGTGTTGACATACCTAACACAATAAACATCACCCTCAGCGGCACCGGGAACGGTGAAAGCCTTGTCAGTAAATGTCACTTTTGTATAAGCGTCGGAACCGGGCTTTGCAACCCAGCCGATTGTGCCGTATCCCTGATAGTCAGCAGGTGTATCAGCAATAGTACCAGCACCACCAGCAGCCAGTGTAACCTGCTCTGATGTAAATACATCAGAAATCTGCTGAATCGCAGAACCAGTTTGGAACGCAAGGTACTCAAGTTTGAACATTGTGTCCGTAAGGCTAATATCAAACGTGCTTGTATGATAGTATTTACCTAACAACTTAGCACCGGGGCCACCACGAACATCTTCTGCTGTCGAACCTATTGTGATAGAAGAATCGAGCAGAGTATTAGCAGTGGCTACAATCTGGTCGCCCACAAGCATATCGACTGTTGCGGCACCAGCGAGAAAATATCTTGCCATATAAGTTTCCTCCTTATTTATTTGCACTATTTAACTTATCTTTAAATTGAGAATAATCAATAACGCTATCTTCAATACCTCTATTATCCTCAATCAAATAGTGTGTTATCTCTTGTTTGAACTCAACAAAGCCAGATAGACTAGCTTGTTTAGCAATAGTATAATGAAGTTTCTTGTCGATTAACTCTAAAGCAATATGGAACTTCCTTATTGTCATGTTTTTAACATCTTCTAATGTTAATGAACTTCCGATAACTACTGCCATTTCTTGTTTTTCTATGTCACTTGGAGTTTTCCCTTTATTCCTAATTTCATCCGCCTTTTTTAAGTCCTCGGCCAATTCCGGGTTTATATATTCTTCTTTATAATCGGGGATGTTTTGACAAAGTACAAATTTTCTGAACTTTTCAAATTCTTTTTTATATAGCCTAACTCCGTCTATTTCGATGAAACTCTTTTTCTTTTCATCTACACCATATCCAAAGCTCATACCGTCTTTGTTTGTAACCAACAAAAAGAGTTCTTGTAAAAACAACTCTGTTAAATTTGGTCGTCCCGGTTCTTTTTCTTCCTCGTCTTTTTGAGCTAAATACAGGATATAATCTAAATATGACATAGAAATTACTTTTGGGTCGTTTGTCGCATTTTTATTCATTTTAAGAATAGAAGAACAAACATTAAATGTGATATAATCACGCATTTTAACGGGGTATAAAGTCAGCCCATCAAAAAGCTCAACTGGCTCATCATTCAAAACTTGTTGTCTATACGGAAGAAGAATATCGTCAACCAACAGTGTTTGGCTCCAATTCTCCGTAGTGGACAGACATGGTTATTTGACAACCATAGAAATATCTATTATTAAAAATGCTAAATCTGGCACCATCATACATAGCCTCTCTAGCATCGAAAAATAATTTACCTACTCCGTCTATCTCCTGTCCGTTGAGTGTCTTTAATACTTCTTCAACCATCAACTCAACCCGGCTTTTACCTCCATCTATATTAACCAACTTAGTGTGTGTGATACAATCAATATTCAAATCAATTGTAGCCAAACTTCTATTTTTGGGGTTTATAGTAAGCGCATAAATCCTTAATTGACTGGTTTGTTCGGTAAATGCTTCATCTACAAACGGACTTCTATACACATTATAGTGTTCAGAATCTCCGTTTCCGTCATAAATCATTTTCCTTTTTTCTTCCAGCGTAAGGTTGGGTTTCGATAGAGCATCGGGGGTGTCATATTTCAAGAGCTTCCAGATATCTTCATTTTGTACCATTAAATAAGCCAGTATGTTATAGCACAAATTTGAAAATTCTGTGAATTTGTTATAGGCCAACCTTTCCATATCAAAAACTGGCATCAGTATAGCCCCCTCAAATCTATGGTAATTTCTTTTTCTAATTTACCTACGATTCCATCATTACCAACAGAAGCTGTGCCTACAACAGCTTCGCCCACTATGGCGCTATCTGATGAAATAATATCACCAATACAATTAACAACCAATAGATTTGTTGATTTTCCAAGACATGTTACGGTGAATGTATTGCCGTCTATAACAGTAAGCGAATATAGATTTGGATGCGCACCTTTCGGTTCAAATATAAACTCATTTGGTTGCTTTATATTATTGATATAATAGTAACATGTATAGGTTCGAGTTTCTCCTTGATAAAGTTTGCTAAATTCTGGCTCCACTATCACTTCGTTTAGAACTTTGGGTTTCGGAGGATAGATGCCAATATACTTATTCATATTGGCCACACCAAGTTCAAAGTTATCGTCTGGTGATTTGGCATCAATATACAATTCAAACTCTATCAGAGGCACAGAAGAACCCAACGATGTATCGCTGCGCAAATAGTCTTTAATAGATTTTATCTTAAACACTTGATTGTTCAATATAAACCTATCGTTAACATTCATGCCTTGCGTATTGCTGTTATTCTGGGCTGTTATAATTATTGTACCCTGCGGTATTTCCACAGACGTATTATAATAGATATTAGCATACTTGACTGAATACCCAACAATACAAGGTTCTCGTATTATCTTGCCATTGGTATCTATATAGTTCAGTGTATTGTTACACCTACGCACAATAGCTGACTGTGTATTATAATGATAGTTGTCTGTGTTTGTAGTAATCCAAACCGAACCGTTGAACTCATATCTCTCACCCATAGTTCTATGAGAGAACACGTCAAAAAACTTTAAATCTTTAAAGTCGTCTCCAAGATTCAATCCGGTTTTTGGATTTATAGCGTGACAAACCCTACAAACCAAAGGACAAAAATCTAATGTACCAACGACAATTTCCTGCCCTATTTCATATGTATCACTAGCATACTGATAGGTGTCATTTATTTTATCTTGTAAATTTTGCTCGTAGTATCGTACACTTTCGACATAATTGGTTGGAGTGTTAAATGTAGCCGCTTTTATTCCTCGTAAATCAAGGGCCATATTATCACTCCTTCCAGTTACTTAATATTCTATCCAAGATACTGATTGATTTCAATACACTTCTTCTAACATCAGAATGACAAATGTCATTTAAAAGTAGAGCATTAAGTTTGAATCGTATCTGTTGTATCTCTGAAAAGTCCTCATTTCCACTAAGCTCAAATGTTAGCGACTTCACATATTCTTCAAAGGCGGACATGTCATTTTCATAAATGTACAATACGTTAAAGACTCTATTTACAAGGTCAGCATAATATTTTTTTATCATGGGTATAACCTCTGGATAGCTGCGTCCCACGCATATTTTGTCATACGCTTTGTAACAGTCTCTCTATTTACAACATACCAACTCGACTTTGAAGTAGTAGCAGATGATACCGATGTTAATTTAAAGTCGGTGTCCCCAAGAAGTCTCACTATATCAAGTTTGTCATTCTGGATATACTCCGACCATGCCGCCATAATAAATTCGGCAAGAATGTATTCTTCCATCGGATAGAGATTGACATTCCAGTTACCAACATAATAAATGTTAATTACAATTTCAGAACCCACATATGGAGTAGGCTCAAGAGTCACTGTTGGTGTTCCCTCAGTATGTGTACTACCGACAATAGCCTCTCCAACCACACCACCCGGAATAGCACTATATGTTCCATCTACTTTGTTTCCATCAACTGTATATTCAAAAATACAATCATCTATTAGACTAGCCTCTGGCGCGTCGGTCAATGTAAATTGATTTGTACTACCATCACCTTTGAAAGTCTGTGTATAGAATTTAGGAGGTACTCGGTCGTTTACACGTTTTTGCGCCGGAATCGGGTTAGTGAAAAGAGAAATAGCATTCTCTAGGAAGTTATACATAACTTGGCTAAACATAACAGTATCATTGTCTAAAAGATTTTTTAAAGTAGGGTCTTTAAACTCTGTTATGGCTCTTTTATATATAGTGAAATATGATGTTCCGGCCACAAACTGTTCCCCCTTATTATTCTGTATCGTCGCTTAACAAATCAGACATAAATTGTTTCATAAAGCCTTTTGTTTTCTTATTTAAAATCTTGACTTTCTCAAGATTTGAATAACCCGGCATGTTTGCTTCGTAGCGTTTAATCCACGTTTGAGCAAGACGCAGAGCCTGTGGGTGTGACAATCCATCAACAATACGCTTGTACTCTGACAGGGGCAATGTTGCGATTTTGGCATACTGCTCAACAGACATTGGAATGTCCATGATGTCAAGCCCAAAATCATTTACCATTTCGTCACAATCTTCACCGAGAGTAAACACACCACGCTCAAACCAATCTCTATAACGTGACGTAATATCCTGCATTTCTGCAAATCTAAAAGTACGTCTCTCGCCAAACTTCGTAAAACGGATTTCGTTGCCGTTTACACGAATTGTTGATGGGAGCATAGGATTGCATTCACACAGATGAATCAGAGTACACGGCCTATCCATCTTTGAAACCATAACGCTCTCGCCGCCATGCTGGGAATTGAGTTTATTAACCTGAGCCGTAAGATTTGCTATCATAGCAAGCATATCTTCAACGCTCATTCCAGTGGCTTCTTTTACCGTCTGAGTATCATTAGAAACTTCGTTCTGCGATACAGATTGTTTTTTAGTAGCAGGCATAACCATTCTCCTTTTGTTCCATTTATTCCATTATTATATATAGGGGACTCAAAAGAGTCCCCTATAACAATTATCACTGGTTAATTACGCGCCAACGCCCGTAATAGCACCATACTTAGAAGCAGCCACGAACGTGCTACCCATTCTAAGCGTAAGGCTCATGCCCATTTCCTTGTCAGGAGCTTCCGTCGGAACGATGTCGTGCGTAAACGCGCTACCCTCGAACACGAGCTTGACGGGCTTGTAGCCACCATCTGCGAACAGATAGATTGTAGAATCGGGAATACCAGTCAGCGGAGTGGTGTTGACAGTATTCGGCAGAAGAATCTGCGGAATACGCACAAGGTCAACATCCATGTACGTTGCCAGATGGCCGATACGCGCCCATTCCTCGCCAAGGCCCATCTGCAGGTTGGCGTTTGTCGTACCAGACGGAATGATAGCGCTCAGAGCAGCAAGAGTACCATAAGCACGGATTTTGGCACCGTTGTTAGCGGCACGCAGGATTTCAGCCAGCTTCACGAATGTGTTAGTGGCAAAGCCATTAACGAAGTAGGAAGTACCAGCATTGGCCGCGATGTTGCCACCGATAGCCTGAATAATCATCTGCGTGATATAGGCATTGTAAGAAATACCAACTTTGTACACGAACTCGCCAAGGTCAAACAAACCAGCGGCAACCTGATACCAGTCAACAGCAACAGTGATGTTGTAGGGTTCCGGGTTGACAGTGATTTCATCATTGTAAGTTCTCTGAACAGAACCGTTGAGGATGCCCTCTGCCAGTCGAGTCACAAAGAACGTATCATTGGAATTAACCTTGAAGCGAGCCGTATCGCCCCAACCGATGTTAGAAACATCAGCCATGTCCATAAAGGACGTAGAAATCATAGCGGGAACAACCGGGGTCATAATCTGCGCAAGCACAGCCGCGAAAGTCTCTTTGAACACACGGTTATTATGAACGTTGGGGTTGGCAACATCTTTCAGAGTGAAGTTTTCTGTGTTGATTCCGCCAGCGCGTTTCGCACTGTATTTCGCAATTTTCTCAACAACCATGTCATTGAGTTCCTTGCGGTTGTCAATGGATGTATCATTGATAGAAGCAAAGAGGTCTTTCTTTGTTTCTTTTACGCGGTCGGCCATATACTGTTTAGCAACCTTAAATCCGCCTTCAACAAGAGACTTCTGCTCCTCGTCGAGCATAGAGAAGTTCTTGCCAGCAGTATCTAAAGTATAGAACTGTCTAACATTAGCCATAATTCTATTACCTCTCTTTCCTTTCCTTTAATTAGTTAGCCATGATGCACAGCATGTAAGCCTGCACACCATTGTCCGTAAGTTTGCCGTCAACGCCCTGAGACACAATGTACTTGCTAATAACCTTAGCATAGCATCCAGCAGTGGACGGAGCGTCAGCCGCAGGCACCCACTTACCAGCAGTGCCAACAGTGGCATACTTACCAACTGTCAGAGCAGCAGTGCAGTTTTCCTCACCAGTAGCAAATGTGTCGTCAACCACGAACTTACGGAAACGCACGGGCACGCCAGCCTCGGCGGTCAGGCCGATTGTCTTGAAGCCCATACGATAAGCCACACCAGCGCCAGTAGCCATCGGAACAGTGGGCAGGTCGATAACACCAACACCTACTGCTGTGGCCGCCGCAGGAGCAGTCGCAATGCGGGTATTGAAATCCGCAGGAGCAGAAGCCGCCGCATTAGCAGCAGTAAAAGCGTTAAGATAAACGGGGTCCTGTGTGAAATCGCCAAGAACGGCAAGCTCGCCATCGAAGCAAGCGGCGTTTTCATCATCGGCTTGGAACAGAACAGTCTGCAGCTTTGTCGCAACATACTGAGATTCCATTCTCACAGGCTGAAAAAAGTTTTTATTAGCCATAGTTAGTTTTCCTCCTTAAATTTTTGCAAGTTTGTCTAACAAGTCATTCTTTTTAGACACGCTTGGTTCGGTTTTCTTATTAAGACCAAAAGAAAGTTTGGTGTCCTTTTTAGACATCTCTTTCTTTCCTTCTTTTTCGGCAAGGTACTTCTTATAAGCAACTTCTTTGGCGAACTCCTCCACACTAGAGAACTTGCCCTCGTCGCGCATCTTTACAAGTTCCTCGTGGGTCTTTTCGTCCATATCGGCATCTTCATCAGAAAGAATAGCATCAGTATCTTCCTTGAACTGTTTCATGCGAATGTCTTTCAGCTCATTTTCAGCAGCTTCACAACGCTTTTCCATCTCGCATTTCTCAGCTTCAAGAGCTTCGATTCTCTTAGCCATTTCTTCCTTATCAGCATCTTCTTTGTCGTCGCCATCGTCGCCGTCTTTATCATCTTCATCCTCGTCGTCATCATAGGTGTGTTTATCACCATCGTCACGAGTTGTCAAATCAATAGAACGGCCAGTGATTTCGTCCCAAGCAAATTCCTCGCCTTCGACGTAATTCTCGGCAACTTCTTTATCGACTTCAAACAAAGAAAGCTCTTTCTTTTCCTCAGCCATTTCCTCTTTGTCACAATCGCACTCTTGAGCAAAGGCAAGTTTGCCTTCGTACAGTCCGAGGTAAGCAAAGCCAGAAATTTTGGCTGCTTCAATAAATTTCTTCATTTTTTCCTCCTTTTCTGACTTTACTAATCCAAGTCTTTTACGAATTGTCAAAGCCTTTTTAGCAACACTTTCGTCATATTTTTCGCCGTACTGTTGTGCGCTCAACAGTCCACCAGCGTTATAAACGAATTTGCCATTTTTATATTGCATAACCGGATATTTGAGTTTTTCAGATGGGGCATCTTCCCAACCATCTTGAACATCAAGATATACCGATTTTACAAGCGTTTTGTAATTGCGAGCCTTTAACACTGTGTCTCTAAGAGCGGTCTTATCAACGCCACCCCAAGAGTCATTAGATACTGCTTCTTTAGATTTAAGTACAGAAATTGGTTTACCAGTGCCATACTCGTCTTTTTTAATAAAATCCATTTTGCTCTTATCCTCTGCTGAAACCGTAACACCATATTTTTCAAGTATAGAAGAAGAATATTCTTCTTTCTTACCAGAAAGTGCGAACTGGAATTTGGATTTATAAGAGTTGAACTTGCTAGACTTAGCATAGTCTTCAAGCACCAATTTAGCGCCCTCTATGCCTTCTTCTATGGCTCTACCATATCTATCTTTGCCGAGTATGGTAATGCCCAAGAACTTCCAAGTTCTAATTTTCTCTACGCCAGATTCTTCATCAACCCAAAAGTCAACAGGTTCAACCTCTACGCTAACCTTTTTACTTAACTGACTTTTAATAACTTCCGTAAGTCGTTTGTTATATTCAGTCCATATGTAAGCAGGATTGATAACTACCCAGTTTTTACCCTCGACTTCTTCTATGGTTATGACAGAACTTTCTGGAATAACACCAACGGGCTTTTCAGCACCATCATAGTCGTAATCATAGAACTCATTTCCATACTTGTCAATATCAAGACGAGAATTGTGTTCTTCGGTATCATTTAGATTTTTATTAAAATAAGCCAAAATTGGTTTATTATAAATTGTCGGAATGGACTCCTCGAAGCCCTCTCTAAGAAACTCCGAATTGTTTCTATTTACTGTATCAGAAATAGCATACAACTTTAATTTCAAAAAGTCGCCGTTATTGATTTCTTCAATATCTATTCTTTCAACAGGAACAGAAAAAACTTTAGGCATTCAATCACCACCTTTCATTGTAATAACAGACTTACTTTCTCTTAATACCAAAAAATTTATTGATATTAGAATCCATCTGCATCCACTGAGGCGGTGTATCACCATTCATCTCAACATAGTCCACGAAACCAAGTGCCATTTCAGTCAACGGAACGAGTTTTCTAATGAATTTGTCAAGATTCTTGAGCGTTTGCTTATCATCTTCGGCAATAGCCAAATCCATAACCTTGCTCACTTCTTTTTCAAGAGCAACCATATAGTTAAGAAGTTCAGCAAACATTGTTGTAAGATTTTCATATTCTTCCATATGAGCCGCTACCGCTGGCCTATGAAGATATGAATTTCGAGCCGCAGCATATTCACCAATGTAATCAGCCAGCACCGGAAGTTCATGTGCCATATTATAATGGATAAGATTTGATGTATTTGGCATAACAAACTTTACACCAAGCTGTGTAACCATATTGTCACAAATACTATTACCAGTAAAACACAGTCCATAAAGTCCGGTGAGCGCAGATTCCATTCTGTCGGAAATCAGTTTCAAGGTAACTCACCCTCTTTTATAAATTCTTTATATTCGCTTTCCGTCATTTCGATTTGTTCTTTACAAAGTTTACAAATACCCTTTACGCGAGGCGGATAAACGCCAGTCCATTTCTTATGTGAAAAAATAATAGTGGAATTTCCATCCGCATCCACATGAGAGCATTCTTTACTGTTCTTCATAATCGTCACGTTGTTCCTCTATATAAGATTCTTTACATTCTTCGCTACAAAATGGATAGTGTTCTTCATTCACATCTCCACCGCAGACAACACAATGTTTTAAAGAGAAGCGAGTATCAGAAGTATTAGTTCCTGAATCAACACTATTTGCCGTATTATCATTCTCTATCTTGTCCAAATCCATTTTGGGTCTGCCAGATGTACCATCTTGCTTATCTTTTGACGACATACCGAATGTATTGACAAGCGGTTTAAACTTATCATATATTCCAGATGTTTCAACCCAATCAGCATCCGTTATAGCGTCCATCAAACTCTTATCATGGTATGACAAGTATTTTGGGAGCAATTCAAGCTGGCCCATAGACAAACTCTTTTCAACTGCGGCAATCTCGTCTTTTTCACTAAAAGCATCACCATGAATATAGAACTGCCAACGAAACTTCAAGTCACCGAACTCATACATCTTCTCCAAGATTATGTTACATGCCCAAGCAAACTGGTCATACATCCTATCAATATATCTGGTTTCGATAACCTTACCAGCCGCAACTTGAGCAACCGACGGTTTTTCTGTGGTTGTCATTAGCGTAGAAGCGCCAGATGTATTAATAAGCTGCTGTAAGCCCATATTATATATCTTGTTAGCATTCGGTATCTCTTGGAAATGATAGAGCTGGTTATTTGCAGAAGGAACGATATTATACGTTGTTCCCGGTGGCATACTAGAGTTTACCTTTGCTTCAAAAGCGTTGACAGCCTCTGGCGACAATCTAAAGTCGTCAGTATAGTTACCAGACTTATTATCATCATGTAACGGCATTTCACCAAGCAACATCGAGTACAGTGGAACTGTCAACAACTGTTGCTGTAACAGCGAATATGATGCTAAATCTTGTGCCTGTAAAAGCAACGAAGCAAACGGAGAAACCTGTAAGTCGTCTGATTCCGTGAAAGAGAAAACGAAACATTCGTCAGCCGGAAGTTCTTTCCAGTAGAACCATGTCATAGTCTCTTGGTTGTATTCAACAACAACATCATCAGGGGTTTTTCTGGGGTCAATCCACTTATTGCCATTTTCATCAAAACTGGTGGCCGTCATAAGCTGGTCATAATATCTTGTAAATATTTCGGGGAACTGTCCAAGTTCTGTGCCAGCCTGCCAGAAATAAGCAAAGTTGAAAGCTACTACCTCATAGCTGTCAGTAGAGTGCTTAATTATCTTATACCAATCACTTGGAAGAACTTGAAAGTGAACATAATTCACGTTCTCGCTTCCAGTAGTGCTGTTATAAGACTGTCGCAGATAATACGCTCTTTTACCCTCTGGTATAACCTCAGCTACGATTCGTCTAAACTGTTTCTGAGGATTGAGCTTCTTTTGCCACATATCAACAAGTTTCCAGTCGGACTTGAATCGTGGCGTATTCATCTCTTTCTTATCGACATATCTAGGCTCAATATAGCTTCTATACTTCAAAATACCCTCATACAGCATTTGAAGCCTGTAAAGAGGATATGTGAGATAAATCATGCTATGCGTCGCTTCGCGCAAATCGAACTCATTGTTTTCGGGATTCTTTAATGATTCCTCTATTTGTTCTCTATCTGTAAATGCGGGAAGTGTCGAAAGCTGTTTGATTCTCTGGTTAAGGAGATATGGGTCGTTGACAAAACTCGCACCTATATTAAGTAAATATCCGCCCGGTGCTACACCACCAAATCCACCGCCAATTGGGCTACTAAACACCTGTTTCCATTTGTTTTCAACCTGTTGTACGCTTACCTTTTGGTTTGACGGTTGGCTCTGGCGCTGTGGCGGCTCTGGTTCTTTTCGCTGAACTTGTCTTGCCATCTTCTTTAACCCCCTCCTTT